AATAACAATGATATGATTGTCAGTCAACTTAAGGCTGGCATTGGCCTGTCATTGATTTCAAAACGATTTATTAATGAAAATATTGCTTTTCAAAATCTTGGCGAACGTTATCAACGCATTTTTTATGGTCTTTCTTTTTTGTCTGAACAAGACAAATTGCTCAAAACTGTGATTAAAAAAATCAAAAATTTAAGTGAGTTTTAAAAAATTTACTGACAGAAATTCTTTAAGGTCATTCATCATTTTCTAAATTTCTGTCAGTCATTTTATCAGCATTTTTTACTGATAGTAAAAAAATCTTCTCAAGCCTATGCTTAAAGCGTTTACTGACAAAAAAATTTCTGTTAATTTTTTGAAAATATGTTAAAATAGAGAGAATAAAAAATTACAAGGAGTACTATTTTGGCTGAAATCGAAGAACTTAATGACCAAATGAAAGTCCGCCGTGAAAAAATGGAAAACCTGCGCGAAGCGGGAATTGACCCATTTGGACATAAATTTACACGTACGCACAACTCACAAGAACTACACGAAGCTTATGACGAAAAGACGAAAGAAGAATTGCATGAACTTGCGCTTTCAGGAATTGTCGCTGGTCGTTTGATGACTAAACGTGGTAAAGGTAAAGTCGGTTTCGCCCATCTTCAAGACCGCGAAGGCCAAATTCAACTTTATGTTCGTAAAGATGAAGTCGGCGAAGAAAATTATGAAATTTTCAAAAAAGCTGACCTCGGAGATTTCCTTGGTGTTGAAGGCGAAATCATGAAAACTGACATGGGTGAATTGTCAATTAAAGCAAAAAAATTGACTTTCCTCTCAAAAGCGCTTCGTCCTTTGCCTGAAAAATTCCATGGTTTGACTGACACTGAAACACGTTATCGTAAACGTTATTTGGATTTGATTTCAAATAAAGAAAGCTTCAATCGTTTTGTCACTCGTTCTAAAATTATCAGTGAAATCCGTCGTTATATGGATGGTCGTGGATATCTTGAAGTTGAAACTCCAGTACTTAACAATGAAGCCGGTGGTGCTGCTGCTCGTCCATTCTACACACATCATAACAGTCTTGATATTGATATGGCGCTTCGTATTGCAACTGAATTACACTTGAAACGTTTGATTGTTGGTGGAATGGAAAAAGTTTATGAACTTGGCCGTGTCTTCCGTAACGAAGGAATGGATATGACTCATAATCCAGAATTCACAACAATGGAATCTTATGAAGCTTATGCTGATTTTGAAGATATCATGGATTTGACAGAAGGAATCTTCCAACATGTTGCTAAAACAGTGGTTGGTCAAGATGTTCTTGAATACGATGGTAAAGAAATTAATGTTGGCGGAAAATTCAAACGTGTTCACATGGTTGATGCCATCAAGGAAGTTGCTGGAGTTGATTTCTGGCCTGAGATGACTTTTGAAGAAGCAACAGCTCTTGCAAAAGAACATGATATTCATGTTGAAAAACATTTCACTTCTGTTGGTCATATCATTAACGAATTCTTTGAAAAATATGTTGAAGAAACTTTGATTCAACCTACTTTCGTTTTTGGTCATCCAAAAGAAATTTCACCACTTGCTAAAATGAATGAAAAAGACCCACGTTTTACTGACCGTTTTGAACTTTTCATCAACGGTAAAGAATACGCCAATGCTTTCAGCGAATTGAATGACCCAATTGACCAATTGGAACGTTTTGAAGCTCAAGCTAAAGCTAAAGAACTTGGAGATGATGAAGCAACTGGTGTCGATTACGATTATGTTGAAGCACTCGAACACGGTATGCCACCAACAGGTGGACTCGGTATCGGGATTGATCGCTTAGTGATGCTCTTTACTGGCACAACTTCAATCCGTGACGTTTTGCTTTTCCCAACTATGAAATAAAAAATAAAAACCGCTTTTTGATGTGCACCCCAAAAGTTAGACTTTTTATCCAAGCAGAAATACTTGGATTTTTTTAATTGTTTTGGTAATTCAAGCGAAATTGAATTGGACTCATCCAGTTCAATTTTTGTTTGATTCGTTTTGTATTATAGTACCTAATCCAGATTACAATAACCTGTTCAAGTTCTTCGAAAGACGAGAAGATATGTCCGTAGTAAATTTCTTGTTTAAGTAGCCCAAAGAAATTCTCCATAACTGAATTATCATGACATTTTCCTTTACGGTGTCAAGGGCCATCTAAAAATGTTGGTTTTGGGTCATTGAAAATGTAGGAAATGGGCCACCCAAATTGTTGGTTTTGGGCCCATCACTTTATTTACTTTTTGGGGTTTTGGTTTTCTTCTCACTATAGTCTTTCATTCTATAAGATTTTCCAGTAATAGAAATGACTTTAGAATGATGAACCAAGCGGTCCAATAAAGCATTCGTTAATTTCTTATCTTGAAGAAACTCAGACCATTGAGAAAGTGGGATATTCGTAGTAATCAACGTGGATTTCTTTTCATATCTCATATTAATCAGTTGAAAAAGAAGACTCGCTCCATCTCTTGAAAAGGGCAGATAACCCACTTCATCAATAACAAGTACATCATAATTGGCATACTGTTTTAATACTCGCTCTAAAGTTCCTTTTTGATTGGCTCTTAATAAACGGTCCACTAATTCAGTACTCATACAAAAGTAAGAGCTATAACCTTTCTCTAGGGCTTCTAAAGTGATAGAAATAGCTAAATGTGTCTTACCTACGCCACTATTGCCAATGAAGAGAAGATTCTCATGCTTATCTAAAAAACGTAAGGTATGTAAATCTAAAATCTCTGCTTTATTAATTTTCGGTTGAAACTGAAAATCAAAGTCCATCACACGCTTTTCATAAGGCAGATGGGCTTTTTTTAATCGTCTTTCCTGAAGGAGCGCTTCTCGTTCACGAAGTTCTTCACTCAAGAGTTCATGAAGGCCCTCTACTAAGGAAATATCCGCATGCTCATCTAAGAACTCTGGTAAGAGCTGACGCACACGATCGAGTTTTAAATGGTCCAATTGGTTGAGTAATTGATGATAAGTTGTCATAAGCGCTCCCTTCACAATAAATCGTAGGCTTGAAGATTCTCATCCACATAAGCCTCTAGTTCGTCTTCTTCAAGATGTTTGAAGACATCTGATTTAAGAATTTCAACGTAATCTTCACGGCGATAATTAAAGGGACGGTCGCTTAAAGGATGACGAGCAATCAAGCGTTGGTCACAATAGACTTTAAGGTCCTCTTGTTCTTTTTCACAGGTTACGGTCTGTCCAATATATTTAACCGGCACTGAATATTTACGCCCTTCAAAGATCACAAGTGCCTCTTTAGAGACTTTTCGAGTCAAAGGAACACTCAATTGACTATAAACTTTGAGAAGTTCTAAATCAAAAGCCTTGAGATTCAACGCCTCTTGGTCAAGACGTTCAGAAGGTGAGGTTCCAATCGCTTGAGAGATTTCTTTATGATTCAAATCTTCCATCAATTGTTGGACCAGTGCTTGTAATTCTTCAAGGTCTTCAAACTCATTGTTAAAGACAAGCAGGCGGTCAACAGTTCTCGCAAGCGCTTCTACTTTACCTTTGGTTTGAGGTCTGAATGGCCGACAAGCAATGGGTTTAAATCCAGCATCTTTTGCATACTGCCTGAATCGTTCATTGAAAACAACATTTGAGAATTGACTTTTAGAATGGTCCACCACTGTTTTCATATTGTCAAACCAAATTTCTTCAGGGACACCTCCGAATTTCTCAAAAGCGTGATTGAGACACTCAAAGAGTGTGGGTTGGAGACGGTCGACGGTCAATTGAAGATACTTCATCCGGGAGTAGCCAAGAATATACAGAAAGATATTAATCGTAAACACTTCACCATTGCGTGAGATCAGTTTTAAATTTTCTTTCCAGTCGACTTGAGCAGAAAGTCCAGGCGTTGTTTCAATTCGAATCGTTGCTTTATGTTTGCAGGATTCTCGAATCAATCTGGCATAGCGTTTGACGGTCGTATATGAGCCTTGATAGCCTTTTAGTTGGATGAAGTAGTAAATTGAGCGCACAGAGCAGCCAAGCTTGAGTTTATCTTCAATGATTGATTTATAGTTCTCAATAAGTGACGGTGGGACCCTTCGTTTTGAAGCTTCTTCAAGGGTCTTTTCTTTTCCGAGGTCATAATAACGTTTGACCGTCCGATAGTCACAATTATAGCGTCTGGCAATATCAGCGAAATTAGGTTTAATTCCAGTCATAAGATGTTCGGTTATACTTTCTAGGATGTCTTTTCTCATAAGGAAAAGCCTATCACAATTTTAAAGTTAACCTACATTTTCAATGGCCCGTTTCCTACATTTTAGCATGGCCCTTTACATTTAGAGTATGTTGACAAACTTGACAATACATCATCTCATAGCCTACAGTGGTACATTGATTATTTTGGACTAATCTTAAATAGTCAAATAGAAATTGGGCAAAACGATGTTTCTGACTATACAAGAGTTATCAAATATGACTCTCAAGACACGAAGTTAAATCGCTTGATATCTTTAATTAATAATTTTGATGGAGAGTTTGAGTTCGTTACAAAGCTTTCAGATAACGGAGCTGTCGATAAAATTATTTTAAATATTGTCAAAAAACGTGATGATTTGGAGAAAAATGGAATTGGTTCAACCAGAGAAGATGTAGAACTTGTATATGGTAAAAACGTTAAAGGTATTGAGCGGACTTACAACTTTGAGTTCTTTAATGCATCTAAGGTTACTGGGAAAGATGGGATTAATTGGAATTCAAGTGAGTTTTCTTATGTCAATTCAGATGGAGTGGAGGAGTTTTATAAAAGAAAAAACGAAGATACTGCATTTGCACCACTATCCGCTCAAAAATATCCTGCTCACCTTAGAAAAGACTCCTCAGATATATGGCTTAGAAAAAATTTTGAAACAGAATATACGACTCCTGCTCAAATGTGGGGCTATATTGTCCAACAATTTAAGTCGTATGCCTATCCTCAAGTCACCTATAAAGTAAAAACAAATAGCAGCTTAGTATCAAATACTTTCGACGGTAAACTTCCTATTCAAATTGGGGATACTATAACCATTGAAGATGATAACTTTTCTAATGATCAGGGCGATTTTGGATTAATCTTAAGAGCGAGAGCAACTCAAATCAAATCTTCTGAGAGCAATCCTGAATCAAACGAAATAACATTTGAAAATTTCGTTGAATTACAAAATGAACTGTCAGATGACCTAATGGCACAAGTTAATCAGTTGGTCGATGCAGCTACTCCATTTCGAGCAGAACTTAGCACAACTAACGGCACACAGTTCAAAAATGGCACTGGTTCAACAACTTTATCAGCTCATATTTTCAAAGGTTCTGCAACAACTGAAACAATCGCAGACAGTTACGAGTGGTCGAAAGATGGAACGGTTGTCGCTCCAACTCAGACTATCACAGTTGATGCAAGCGGAGTTGCGAATAAGGCAGTTTATAGTTTTAAAGCAACGGTTGCGGGTAAAGTAGTCGCTAGTCAATCGGTGACTATCACTAATGTGGATGATGGAACTAGTCCTATTAATCTAGTTATTGAATCATCTAATGGCTATCAATTTAAAAATAATATCATTAATACAACTTTCACTGCGAAACTTTATCAAAATAATAAAGAAATTGATAGTGATGGAACAAAATTTGCTTATATATGGTCTAAAACTAACTCTGACGGAACAGTAGATACCGCTTGGAATCTTGCTCATCAAACAAGTCAGAAATCAATCACAATCACAAATAGTGATNTTTGGCAGAGAGCTACATTTGATTGCACTGCAGAACCACTTAATTAAATAGGAGGAATAAAATATGTCAATTGTCTCAAGTGGACAAATCACAATCACAGATTTATCAGATGGGATGCAACTCAATGCTTTCATCACAGCGAGTGGTGTAACTACTCAAACTTATGATGCAACAGCTCAAACATGGGCACCAAGTTATGCGACTACGCCACAAGTTTTAACACTCAACCTTACTAAAGCAGGGAGNACAAGTTCTGTTATTAGTGGAATTTCAGGAAATATTACTTGGACACGTACTGATGGAACAACAACAAATACTATTACATCAACTACTAATAGTGATGCTCAACATGTGAGTGGAAGTGCACATAGTGTGTTGACAACAAAAGTCAATGTCCCAATTGCTAACTCAGCATCACGATTCACNGCTTCTGGATTATGGATTGACCCTAATACAGGTTTAAANGTTCCGTTCTNAGCTGTTTTAGATTTAACTGTTGTACAACTTGCTAAATCNGCTGTTCTTGCNAATGTTTATGCTGGAAATGGTGGAGCGTTCTANAATTCTANGCCTGCAAGCTTAACAGTTAACGCNGATTTATATAAAGGNGGGNNNNTNTCNNNNGGAANCAANNANATATTCTTCGGTTATGCNGATAGTACAGTAACCACAACTGGTTCAGCTGGCTATAACTCAAACCTTGGATTAGGNTGGCACTTATGTACTTCATCTACAACTGGTCAAACGCCCAATGTAGCAGCTGGTACAAATACAACTTCTCAAGGGATACTAACAGTTCTACCAACAGCAGTTACAAATGCTCAAACTTTCAAGGCAGTTATCATTGACCGAGCAGGTGGTACAGCAGGAACTGCAGTTAGCGGTATCGTTACTCTTCTTGATTATACAGACCCATTAACTTGTACGATTGATAGTACNGCAGGTAGCATNTTTAAAAACGGTTCTGGTACAACAACNCTTACTTGCCGAGTATTTCAATCTGGTGCTGAAATTGATACAGCTGGAACAACCTATACTTATAAATGGTCTCAACGTAATCAAAATGGCGTATTAAATGCTAATTTTGGCGGTACAGGCAATCAATATAAAACTGGTAAAACAATTAGTGTTGCGGCGACTGATATCAATGTCAAAGCTCAATATACATGCGAGGTGAATCAATAATGAAAAGTACATTTTATGCCAATATTGAACTTGGGGGAGAAATCACACAAGTTAGCTTTGAAGCAACAAGCGCAAGTGATGTGATTGAACAAATCTGGCGGACTTATGGTATCTCCACCCCAATTATTGAAATTTGGGCGGAGGTAACTAATGACGATAGTAGCAAGCAATAGCCTCACCATAAGTAACGTTAATGATGGGACAATAACTCATACAGCATACTCTTATAGTGCTGATGGCACGGACGGTTTCACGACTGTTTATCCTAATTTGAATTTGTTGAAAGGCACGAGAAATTTAACAGCAACTTCAACTACAACAGTTTGGGATACTTTATTTAATTCCAGCCAAATATATGACTCTGCAATTAAATCTAAAACTGGAGTTTCAGCAATGAACTTTAGTTTTAACGTTTATATACCGTTGAATGCTATGGTTGGAAGTTCACTTGGTATCCAACTTAAAGGTCAAACTTATCAGGCTTATGGAAATGTTGGAACTAATGATTACAACACAATTACCAGTGACTACTGGTATACTATTGAACAAAGCGATTTAGGTAAAATAATTCGTGCAAGTAGTCCAGTAAATTTCTGGTATAAATATCAATCTTTTGATGCTGCTCTAGCTGACACTGATAGCGTTATTATTAGACAAAAAACCGACACACCAGGAGCTGTGTATTCTACTATCAAACTTGAGCTAGACTCAACTGCCACTCCATACATGCAATCAGCTAGCGAAGTAACAACTGCTGACTGGCCAAGCTACATCGGTCAGTACACAGACTTTACGCAATCTGACAGCACTAATCCATCCGCCTATACTTGGAGTCTGATACGGGGGAATGACGGGAAAGATGGGGCAGATGGTCATGACGGAAGAGCAGGTAAAGACGGCGTTGGAATAAAAACCACTGTTATCACTTACGCTATTTCAACAAGCGGAACGACAGCACCAAATACTGGTTGGACAAGTTCAGTTCCCAGTCTTGTAAAAGGTCAGTATCTCTGGACGAAAACAGTATGGACATACACGGACAACTCATTTGAAACAGGTTACTCAGTAACTTATATTGCAAAAGACGGAAACAACGGTAATGACGGAATTGCTGGTAAAGATGGTACTGGTATCAAAACTACGACCATTACATATGCAGGCTCTACAAGTGGCACAACAGCACCAACTAGCGGTTGGGCTACAACAATTCCGACAGTTGCAGCAGGTAGTTATCTCTGGACTAAGACTGTTTGGGTTTATACGGATAATACCAGTGAAACAGGGTATTCAGTTGCTAAAATGGGAAATACTGGAGCAACAGGTCCACAAGGACCTCAGGGGAATACTGGACCACAGGGCCCTGCTGGAAGTAACGGTGACCCCGGTAAAATTGTTTCTGATACTGAGCCAAGCACTCGATTCAAAGGCTTAACTTGGAAATATTCAGGTACGTCTGACCTTAGAGCTAGTGATGGAACAGTTATCCATCCTAACACTGAGTACTATTATAATGGAACTCATTGGGTGATTAACTATTTTAGTGTCAATAACTTTGCATCTGAATCGATAACATCAGATAAAATTAATGGTAAAAATTTAACAATTACAGATGGGGAATTCATAAGCAAAACATCTAATGGTCCAGTTACAACCTCTACTGAAATTAAAGATAATCATATTGCAATTTCAAAGACCGATGGAACTGTTAATACCAAAAATGATATAGCACTTGATTCTGAACAAGGCTTTGCAATGAGGTTCGTTAATAACTCAACGAATTTTACTAAAGACGTTGCGGTCAATTCTCAAGGTTTTTCCATAAGTGATTCGGATGGAAATTTTGCTCAACTTACGCCTCAAGGCACAAAGTTATCAACCGACGTTCCATGGACTGATATCACTCGAGCGAGTGGAGTAGGAACATCTGGAACCTTACGTGCAAGAATAAATAATGGTGTTTTTTATGCACAGTCGAAAGATGTTAGAATTCCTTCAATACCACCAAACAATATTATAACAATCGGTACTATGTCCAGTAAATTTAGTGGTGTTTCTGGTTTTGATACGTTAGGATTACTATATTCGCCAGGTCAACTTAAAGTTGCGAGTGTTACAGTCGGTAAAGATGGAAAAATAAACATTGGTAATCCCAATCCAACGACCATGAGTGGCAAGGTAATTCAGTTTTCAATAAATATTCCATTAGGATAAAGAATAGAAAGTAGGGGTTATGGAACTAGAACAACTTGTGGAACAGCACGAGGACAAACTCAAGCGGCACGATAAAGAATTATCTCGACTTAATGATATGTCGTTAGAAATTCAAAAACAAATGAATGATGGTCTAACTCGTGTAGATGAATCAAACCGCTTTTTAAGGGAACAGAATACTCGTCAATCAGAACAGAATGCGCAAATTTTGCAAGCCGTCATCAAAGGCAATGAAAGTTCAGATGAACATCAGTTTCAGTTGAAATTACTTGATAAAACAAACTTTTGGAAGTTGACGATTGGAATCGGCGGTTCTGCAGCAGCAATTTTTGCAGCATTAACTGAAATAATCAAAGTATTTTTTAAATAAAGGAGAAAGAACATGAAAACAATTGATAAAGGAACACTTACACGTACAATCTTACTTGTATTAGCGTTAGCTAACCAACTTTTAACAGCTTCAGGACACTCTGTAATTCCAATAGATGATGCCACAGTAACAAATATCATCTCAACTGGTTTCACCGTAGCAACTGCACTCGCTTCATGGTGGAAGAATAATGACTTCACTCATGCAGCTAAAAAAGGAACTGAACTTACTAAAAGTTTGAAAAATGGTGATAGCGTTCAAGTGGTTAAAGCTTCTGACGCTGACCATGAATTCACAGAAGGAGGCGAATAATGTCAAGTATTGAAAATATGATTGCTTGGATGCAAGCACGAAAGGGTAAGGTAACTTACTCAATGACCTTGCGAATGGGTCCTAGAAGTTATGACTGCAGCTCGTCAGTATTCTTTGCAATGATTGCTGGAGGTTTTCTGTCAGAAGGTTCAATGGGTAATACTGAAACCTTGTTTGGAATGTCAGGAACGAAGCTGAAAGAAATCAGTCGTGGAGAGGTCCANCGTGGCGATATCTTCATCTCAGGCACTCCAGGAGGTTCGGCTGGTTCAGATGGGCATACTGGTATTTTCCTAAGCAATGGCTCATTCATTCACTGCTCTTATACTCACAATGGAATTGCGGTTGATACGAATGATGCATACATGAGTACTCGCTTGCCACATCACTTTTATCGGATTGTTGGTTCAGGTTCAGCAAATACTGACAGCAAGCCTCAAATGGTTACATTAAATGTTGATGGACAGTTTGGAAATGCGACTGCTAAACGATTACAAGAATACTTTGATACGGCTGGTAAAGACGGAGTAATCAGTCACCAGTATAAACAAACCTTTAACCAAAATATTTATGCGGCACAGTTTGATTCATCACTGACNGGTTCAAACGTGGTNAAAGCATTGCAAAGATTCNTAGGNATTGGCCAAGACGGATTATTTGGNCAAGGNACNATCAAAGCTTTACAGAAGCATCTTGGAACAACGCAAGACGGAACTATCAGCCCAGTTTCTGATTCTGTTAGAGAATTACAACGTCGATTAAATGCGAATAAATTATAAGAATTAACCCCGCTTCGGCGGGTGCTTTTTTTGTTATTTTCTTTTTGGTAAACTATTAGTAAACTTAAAGGAGAGAAAATGGAAGAAGTTAAAAAAATGTATGAAAAGTATGGAATGAAATTTGAAAAACCGAAAAGAAATAGTCCAAAATCTTTTATAGAAAGACAATTTGACAATAAAGAATCTTTTAGTCAATATATTTCTGAAAAAACATATTGTATTAATAAAGAAGAAGGTTCTTTAATATTCCTAACAAAATTAGATAGGAGATATTTTAGTAGTTGTATTTTTAGAAAAGAAGCAGATAGCTTTATAAAAGTTGCACACATAAATAGTACTTATTGGGAAGAATCCCAAACACTAGAGATCACAATTCTAATTGTTAAACCTGATCAACGAGGAGAGGGATTAGGAACATTATTATACAATCATTTTGAACGAGAAGCTTTAAAAGTATTTAAAATTAAAGCTATGATTGGAAGCTTACCATATTGGACTGAAAATGTACAAAGGGAACATTTTTATATAAATTTAGGGTTTAATGTCTACTCTTCTGATGAAAATGGTGAAATTCTAAATCAAATAAAAAGAGAAATGAAATAAGGGGTGTTCATTGTATTTTAGTAGATGTGATATAATGAAAGTTCTTGAACATGGGCGTCAGCAATCTGCTGGCATTTTTTAACAATAATCACTATATATAATAGTAGAAACTCCTTAAAAGGAGTTTTTTAGTTACCTTAATTGAGATGTTAATTGTACTAGCTATTATTAGTATTTTGATATTACTATTTGTTCCAAATTTAATTAAAGAAAAATCACAAGTTCAAAAAACTGGAGAAGCGGCAGTTGTCAAAGTAGTAGAAAGTCAAGCTCAACTTTATGAATTAGATCATGATGATGAGAAGCCGAGTCTGTCAGAATTGCTCAGTGCAGGGATGATTACTCAAAAACAAATTTCTGCTTACGATAATTACTATGATCAGAATAAAAATGAAGAACGAAATTTTAATGACTAA